TTTGATCAGTGGATCCATGTACATTGTAAAGGATGTTCGTGCAGGTATCAGCAGATGGGAGACTTCACTCGTATCGAGATCACGAAGCGGACTGATATGAATGTACATGACACATGTAGGTGGTGGAACAAATTTTCAGTGAAGTGATGTTTTCTGTGGTTAAGCTTAGTATTTATAATCTTGTTTTTCATTTATATGCTAGAGGAAGATTATATATATTGGAAGTTTCAAGTTTTCGAGGTGATCTCATCATGATTACACACCTTCAGACCTCGTTCCCTGCACCTGCGAGGCGGAGTGATGGTTGAACTTACCATCGATATCCGGGAGAAAGACCCGATGCTCTGCGACCTTGTGATAGAGATTGCGCAGGCTGCAGGGTATGGCTACACGATAGAGAAACTCGCAGTCGGGGATTTCTATTGGCAGGATGCAGACATCAACATCGAACACAAGTCAACGAAAGACTTTCTCTCCAGCCTCATGTCAGGGCACCTGTATTCGCAGTTGCGTGACATGGCACAGTTCACCCACCCTTACTTGTTTGTGGAGGGGGAATGGCCATATCAGATGCTCATAGGTCGCAACAGACTGACGCAAAAGCAGGTGGCCGGTATGTTGTCAGGGGTGATGTATCATTTCCCCTACGTCCAGTTGGTATACTGGCCGAGCGACACCATGTTTGCACAAGCAGTGGTCAGTCTTCGGAACCGTGCTGATGAGAAAGGGCCGCTAGTGGATGTTGTCAAAAGAACGCCGAGCAAGACGGTCTATGAAGATCCCAATCTCGCAGCCTTTATGTCCGTGCCGGGTATCGGGGAGAAGAGGGCGAGAGACCTGATTGAAATCTACCGGAACTTCTACTGGTTCTGTGAGACGTTCAGAGAGAACCCGGAAGTGTTCAAGATGAAAGGCAACACCATTCCGAAAAAGAGTTTTGCGTATATGGAAGCGATCACAAACGATCAGGGGTGAGATAGAGATACTGCCGGCGGGGAGTAGAGCGGGGCCATGCCGTATATAATCTCGCCGTCCCCAAACGGGCTTTTTATTGTCATGCTTCGTCCTCCCCACGATGTTGCCGGACCGTATGAATTAACTTTTAAAAAGACGTACCCAGCATCTTCCGTATACATTCCAACAAGCGGCACTGTGCCGGGTTGAAGTGGTGAAAGGGTTTGACATACGTCAACTTGTGGCCCTCCAACTGTAGGCATGTTTCCAACTGCAAGTTCAAGATATGAATGTAATGAATTGTATAATTCCTCAATAGGAACGCTGGACGACTCGTTAAATGTCCATGGGACATATGGATAATTCGGAGGGGATGTCCGTTCGTTATCTAAGTCGCCCGGTCCGAAGTAGTTGTAAACCACCTGACGATTGCAAGGAATAAAGTATGGATCGTATACGTCCAGTTTGTTAAAATATATGGTTGATGGGCCAGTAACTGAATATGCAGACTTTGTGTATGCAGTGTAGTATTTACTAAAGGTCCATAAATATGGTGGATACTGCCCGGAGTAGGTACCACTTCTCTCAGCTTGAGAAGTAGATACGAATACTGGAAGGTCTGTTAATGGGGTATACTTTTTCCGATACCTTATTGCAGCGTTCCCGGGATAATCCGTTATTACCGGGGGCATTGAATTATAATCATATCTTCGAACCCATGAAACAGACCCAGCTTCCAGAGCAAAGGTCTCCCATTCCCATCCTGTTGAAGCAGGGACATAATTACAAGGGTATTGCAAAACTTCTGTGTTTGGAACAGATGTATTAAACTCATTGATAACAGGAGACCATATCGCATTTCCTGTGTTCTTATAGTATGTAACAGCAGAGCCAAGGTCTATCCCTGTTGCATTCAGATCCACAGCAAACATCTTTAATATATTATCTGATGATGAGACTCCATTTACAATAAGTTGAGGGAAATAAGGAGTGAATTTAAAGGCGTGTGCTCCCTGCACCATCCCAGTATAATCCTTGAAGTTGATGTCGGCGATAACTGCTTTTTTGGCAACGTCTACGATATATGAATGATTGTTGCCCCAAACAAAGAACACATCTTCTCCAAGATCTGGATAAGCCATTATAGGAGCGCAACTGATCCCATCAATCGTCGGACGCGGGGATTTAAAGACAAACTGCCATTGGATTGGGACATTCACATAGTTCCCATGTGACACTTTCCATTCCATCGATAACCGAGGGTTGTATTTCCCCACAGATATGTCGCTGTCATGTAACCTCGAGAACGTAACAATAGCTCCACGTTCTGAATTGAATTCGTAGCTCACTAGATACACTTTATGCGATATCGGGCATGCCACAACTGTGCATATATCTCCACAAATCGCAGAGTTCCCATTGTAAACGGGAGATACGCCGTCTATATCAGGGTCATAATAGTATGGTCCTCCGGGGCTGGCTAGAAGATATTTAGGAGCCGCCACTTTCTTTGTGTTCGGGTATGCTTTTATCCCTGCACGTGTCCGTTCATACGTGCCAAACACCCCGTCTTTTGTTAGCACGGAACTGATCGCCATTAGTAACCGCCTATCTGATACTTTCTTTTTACCGTTGGGCGCTCTTCTGTTTTGTAATTTGATTCAAGAGCAAGAGCCCCACCGATAGAGATTAAATCGACGTCTTTACTGGTGCTGACGCTGTCTTTTCTTACTGCAGCCTGAAGTGCATACTCCCCGCTTTTGATTAGTTGCAAGACTTCTGGAGCAATGTTTCCAAACTCTACTGTCATGAGTTTGTTCTGTTCTCGTTTAATAGAGTAGATCATTACGTCGTATGTTGACGCTGGTTCTATGTCCTTCGTCGCAGTTTGCAGCGTGAATCTTTTCCCTACTGTAATATCTTTGTCGAAAAAATCCGATGATTTGTAGGTAAAACTCCCACTCAATATTCCGTTCTGGATATTCGTGAGCACCCCCCAAGCAAGTTTATCGCACCCATCTTCACTGATGATTCCCTTTGCATGGATAGTAACTTCAATCGACTTATACTGGGTGGCGGTAGATACCATATTTGGATAGTATGGCTGGATAACAGCCCCCCTCCAATGGGCATATGCGAGGGTATTCTCCTGACCTCTCCCCAGATACTCACGGGACTCCGGATTAACTGTAGCAAGCTTAATACTGGTTTCAGTAATTTCTTTAGCCTGAATGATTTCAGACCCAATCTTGAAATATTTTGTTGCAGGAGAGATATTAGAAAGAATCCCCGTATCTAGCGCCTTAATTATTGGCATAGTTTGTGTGATTAAACACGGTTGGCCGTATAGATGAGGGGTATCTCCAGAAGAGAACCATTTCTCACGGGTAATACCAGTCACCCCCCCGTTTGCATCTCCTAAAGAATACGTATTTTCATACCCTATGAATTCATTATTGACCCGAAACGTATCGTTTACTCCCCATCCCACTACGTTTCTCATACTTTGCAACCAAATACAATCGGAGTCTCCTAAGTGGGTGAGATACATATGTGGGTCTGATGGGGGGAGGATTTCCTCTTCTCCTAAAATGGCGTCATCGCAATCAAGATAAAAATATGCGTTCTTTATTGGCTCTTTATCTTGCGTTTCCATATCTATGAGGAAGGAGGCGGTCGTAGTATACCCAGAAATCTCTTTTTCAACCCCGATTACCGTTACAGAAGAGTATTGTTTATATAGCGACCGGTCTAATTTGAGCCGGAATATATCTTTGTTCTCAACTAGAATAAGGGGGTCTTCAAGTGCGTCTATGATCCCGTCAGATACAATTATTTTTGCCCACTGGTTTAAGTATGCGGTCGTCGCAGGTTCACACTCGTATCTCCAATTAAGCCCTGACATAGAGGCGATCGTGTTAAGATGAGTTAGTATCGATCCACTTCTGAATGCATACCGAATTAGCGGGTTTCGTGTTGCATTATATTCGAACCAGAACAACTCGCTGCCATCCGGATTCTTTGGGAGAAGGGCATAGATCAACTCATTCGCTCTCATAATAGGCATCTCGTCTTGGTTGGTTACTACCGTGTCTCGAAGCAAACACAATATGGATTCCAGAGTAACCGATTCTATCCGAGATGACATCGACATGCTGGTTTCTTTTACAACCCCATATAATTTGACGGATTTGTCAACCAGCACCACACGTGTAGCACCTTCTGTGAATTTTCCCTCGTCACTACTGCTAGCGACGACCCTATTGAATCTGAACGTGTTAACTCCGTTTAGCGACTCATACAAGGAACAGTTGAATGGGATGATCGGCTTTTCGGCCATTATATCACCTCGAATTTGCTCGATAGTTTGTATAGACTTTCGACGCGGGTTCTAAACTCTACTGTTTTTGGAGGAGATGCGTCGATTTGTGTGTTAAACCCAATTCCTATGTAGATGTTATATTTTGAAGTGAAATCGACATGAGGTTGCGCAATGTCATACTTACTTATAAACTCAACATGGGGGGAGATTATGCTGTAATTAGATGTGAACGGAACGTCATAGTGGCGCGAAATGATGTTATATATTGACCCGAAATGCCTATAGACCGGGGGGACATAATATGAGACAATTACAACGCCAGACCCCCCAGCATATGTCCATGAACCACCGTTTTTGTTCCTACATCCGCCTCCTCCACCAAGCCCATTTGTTCCCGGAGTCGGATCAGAATAATACGAAGAGTTTAACCACCACCCTCCTTGTCCACCTCCTCCAACGCCGCCATACCCTGTGTTTACCCCGGTATTGTAGTATTTTCCACCACCTCCACCAGCATATGCTGTAGAGACTCCGGTAATTGTAGAGTATTTTCCCGGGCCACCATATCCGCCACCAGTCCCCCCATGGACATCTGCATTTTCACCGGGGCCACCAGCACCACCGCCTCCACCAGAGCTTCTATCTGGGTAACTTCCATATACCCCGCCTCTATACCCCTGCCCAGAAACTCCAGACCCCGCAACACTTCCTCCACCGCCACCAGATCCTCCATCGTTGCCCCCGCCTGCTCCTCCACCATATGCGACAAGGCCAAACGCTTCTGTGTTTGCTCCATTTTTGTGAGCCCCATCATAGATCCCACCGGCTCCTATTTTAATAGTGTGCGGGCCTGTAGTAACAGACAAGTTAAAGACTTCTACATACCCGCCTGCTCCTCCTCCACCGTCTCCATACCCCCCGCAACCGCCTCCACCAACAAGCAACACCCATGCTTGAGTAACTCCTTCAGGGAACGACCATTCAACTGAATCCTGACCTCCTCCTGCACTAATGCTGGAGGTAAATTTTGCAATACGCCTGCCATCAACCGGGTCTCTGGTTTCAGTTACAGTGACCGCCATATTTAAACCGGGCCTGACCCGTATATAATTGTAAACTGGTCGCCAGAAAATCCATCAATAAATGCCGGGACCGTTCTTTGTTTCCATACTGCAGTATACTCGTTTGGGTTAATTTGGCCTACAACAATTCCATCTCCATAAGAAGACGGAGCCGTGTATAAGTATCGTGTCGCCGGAGCCAGAGCCATAAGCATTGGTCCTGACGTTGGGGTTCCAAATGCAGAAGCCACCGTAACATCCCCTGTCGTTGTGCTTACATATGTTACCAGTCTTATCGTCGCGGCTTCTGTATCGTGTGTGCAATTATAGATCCAGTCCCCCGGCATGATATATTGATATAAAGAGGATGAAAAGGTCATTCTTGTTGCAGTTACAAATGTTGCAGTTCCAAGAGATACAGTTGCATTTAGAAGGGACAGCGAGCCGGTTTGACAGATCTTTAGAGTATCCCCTGCCAATGGCTGACTTGAGATCCATACTCTGACCGATTCCCAGTAATCTACGTTCTCGTTTCTAACGAATTGTTTCCTATAGTCCACCAGCCCGTTTTGTCTCTGTTCATCTGTAACGTTTGGGAACTCATTATTAGAGACAGATGAGGTCTGAGGAGCAGACAGGTCAATATTGCCACCTTCTTCTGAAATAGGGGCATAGTATTTGATTGATGCTGTACTTAGTGGCATTATACTTCCTCAATTTTTAACGTAAACCAGTCGTTTGCATACTGGGGGCACCCGGGAATCACCCGGTACTTTTTCCACACGGCTATAGCGGCACCTGCAGGTATTGTAACGGGGGGATATACTACAATTCCTGTCTGTGATTTTGGGTATACATACATAGACATTGTTGCAGGAGCCACCGCCAAGACCTTCCCTGCCCCAAGGGTACCCCCATATGGATACTTCAGAATAACATGAGTTTCTGTAACTTCTGAAACCTGCCCTGCAAAGGCCACCGTGTCGTCTGTATAATTAAATACCATCTCGCCCGCTCCGAGTTCTAACCGCAAGTCAGAAGAGGTTTCAAAATATCCTGAAGCGGTTACAGTTGCATGTCCTGACAATGTAACCGAGTCATACAGCTTTGACTTGCTTCCTGACGGGCACATGCTAATTTCCGTATAAGGGTTTCGAGTAGTAAGTGCTTCAAAGTATATCACGACCCCATTCCAATCAGATGCGTTTAGGTTTTTAATGAACTGTTTTGAATATCTAGTCGTTCCATTTAGGAGTTCGTTCGAACTGATTCGATCAAACTCGTTGTTTAGTGTTGAAGACACCATTAAAGATGTGCCAATGCCTCCCCCATCAGTCGCAACCGCCCTATAGAATTCAAACAGTGCCGGATCAATCTCGCTCATGATTGTTTCTCGACGATTTGTAGTGAAAAACTCACGTTGATCGTATCTCCATGCCCCCCGGCACCAGAGACAGTCCACCGTTCAAGCAGAACGTAATAAGTCCGTTCACCCAATATCAGAGTGTAGGGTACATATGTGTCACTGTAATTCTCTTTTTTGAAGAATCCTTCTGCGTAATGGTAGGTGGATGAATCTCCAATACCATCGAGCCACGTGGTATTGATTGTTATGGTGTCTGACTCGATGAAGTTCAGATCAAACCCTATCGGTTCCTGATCCGGCACGGGGATTATAATTGGCGATTTGGACATCGTCCGGGTCCAGTCTGCAATCCCTGCATAACTGGGCCCGGTTGCCGTTTCCAGTGCCCGTTGTAGTTCCCCCCCTATAGTAGTCTGCCCGATATACAACCTACCTCCATCAACATTCTCAAGGTATACCTCTCCCCGTGCCATCAGATCACCAACCGTCTGCTATCTGCTACCATCATCTGTTTAAACTTCTCAAAGAGTATCCGGTCGTCTTCCCGTTGCACAACAAACGTGTTGTGATTCGTTATCGTGGTCTTGGTAGTATCAGTCCGGACATTTGAGTTTGTATTGACCCGCGCAGGTATAATCGCTTCCCCTGAATGCACATTCACGACCCCATCTGATAATATATCTCCACCAGATGCCATTGATGGAATATTCAGTGCCCCCTTTGCACTATTGAAGAGCCCGCCAATTCCCGGCAGCCCAGACAGATACCTATCAATAATCTCCATAATGGCAGATGGCAGCCCTGCGAGGTATTCTCCAAGCGACGCAAATGCCCCGAGTATTGCTTCCCTAACGGTGTCTCCAGCCGCAGCAGCAGATTCCTGCCACGCCGTTACTGTTGCAATCACAGCGTCAACAACTCCCGTTACTGTCGCAACCACAGCAGATAACACATCTCCTGCCTTTGTAAGTGCATCCGATATCGCTCGTGTTGCGGTATCAATTCCTCCAGTGACTGCAGCACCAACTACAGCCGGAGCACCTTGCAGATCGACTCCTGTGTTATATGCAGTGGCCGCAACTGATCCAAGGAACCCATACTGGTTCGTAAGGTGCCCCCCTGCATTCGCCTGTTCTGGAGTGAGGTTCAGTCCTGACGCGAGTTTGTCAGCCTCTTCTTTCATTGCAAAGAGGTCTTTGAATCCAAGTATAATTGGGCCGAGGATTGCTCCTCCTGCAGCACCAACCGGCCCGCCTATCGAACTGCCAGTAACTGCACCTGCAGTTATATCATTTACCAAGGATGCGGCAATCCCTCCCATGTCTTCCCCAAGAGGACCAGCGATTGCTTTACCGATTGTTGCACCATCCCGGATCATAGAATCTCTGGCAAAGTATCCTGCTACTCCAGCAACCGGCCCGAGTTTCGGGAATCTCGCAAGCAGTTTTGCAAACGCAAATGCCCCTGCAGCTGTCATCCCTCCGGTTGCAAGAGCCGCCCCGGTGTCTCCTGTTCGCAGGTATTCGGCTCCGCCAGTAAACACCCCAAGACCGGCACTCCCAACTAAAGCTGCGGTCCCGCCCTTTCCAAGAAACTTGTCTCCGACCTCTGCGACTTTCTTTCCCGCATTTACAACGGTATCTATTACGCCCTTTGCCGCCTCGACCGGCTTTGGGATGAACGCCTTTATTGCCTCAACAACTTCGCCAAACTTTGTCTTTATAAACTCCCATAATCCCCCCGCCTTTTCATTTATCCGTTCCCAGATGCCGGCCGCTTTTTCTTTTATCCATTCCCACACCCCGCTTGCTTTCTCCTTGAGCCATTCGAACAAGGACCGGGCCCCTTCCTTTATTGCTTCCCATATTGATTTGAACAGGTCTTTGAGGATATCGAGCATCCCTTTCCCTTCAACTCCGGGAACCGTTGCGACTGGCATGGCGTGCAATATAGAATTCAGAACTGCCAGCCCGAGACCGAGCAACGCAATGATTCCAAATCCTTCTATAGATATTAAAGAAAGGAGTGTTCTCTGCGATTTGCCTACACTGATTGCAGTCTCAATCTGTGCCTGCTGTCCTTTGACGAAGATCCTGCCGAGTCCGTGCATCCCTCCTTTAATCGCACCGATGGCAATACCGACACCAGCAATAGGTGCCATGACTGCTCCAATCATCTTACTTGCTACACCAAGCCCGCCAACAATTGATTTGCCGATGTCAGATGAAAGGAACGAGCCAACTCCCTGTGCAATGGTAGTGATCCCGCCTTTGAAGATGTCACCCGCACCGCCAACAATGCCTCCCATCCATGACCCGAAGTCTCCACCTGCACCCGCAACTCCTCCTTCAGCCCGGTGTTCAAACCTGCGGACAACTTCTTTCGGCACGATGAGTTCGCCGGGTTCAGTAAGAACAGGAACGCTGTCTCCTCCACCATATCCGGGGATCCTCATACCAAGTGCAGCCTTGTACTTTATTATCCTCTGCCCAGACGGTTGTGGGATTGCCCCGTCTTCTTCTTCTTCTCCCGCAGGGCGATTTACTCGAACCCCTTCAAGTCCAGATGGCGAATCTCCAAACGGCCCGAATATCGCCATGGATGCTCTTTTTGATCTCCCCCATATCCTCGACAGTATTCCCGGTCCTTGTTCTGGAGGAGTGTAAGGAGTTCCATTCAGAGCGGCAGTAAGTTTCTCAAACGCTGCAGCAGCGGCTTCAACGTCCTTCTTCATCTTATAGATGCTGTAAAGTGCAGCGAAAACTGCAACTCCAACAAGTGCGAGCCCTGTGCCAAGTGCTATCAATTTGTGGCCTTTGAAGAAGTTCCCGAGCCATATGAATCCTCTTGTGATGAGTAAGAATGCGGGGAGAAGCGGGCGGATTATCATGTCAAGCATGTATCCCCATCCTCTGCCAACAGCACCCATGCTTTTCTGATACACTTGAGATGTTGCAGTAAGTATCCTCAATACATGAGCAAATATCAACCCTCCGGTCACTGCATACCGGGTGCTGGAAATCAGCCGGTCAAACTGCATCCCGAGTTTCCCCCCAGACACTTTTGCTTCAGCAACCGGATCATATCGCGGTTCTTTTCCCGGCCCAAACGCTGGCTGGCCTTCTGCAATGAGATTGAGGGTTTCCTTTACGGTCGTTTTAAACCCGCCTGCGGCATTTAAAAACGCAGGACCGACCTCTGATCGTATCTCATCAGAAAGCACCTGTGCTGTGACATGGGCAATGCCCCTTGCAGGGTCCGCAACGTATTCCGGAATTGGTGATATTGTGCCGCCTTCGACATCCTGCTCCATCTTTGTCCCGGTCTTTAAGAACCGTGCTCCCCCCATGGCTTTGAACAGCGGGTTTGGTATGACGTGGAACCCGCTGCCTGCAGGGACAAGCATCTCCGGGCCCTCTTCTCCGACGACTGCAGTCTGCCCGGGCATAAGCGGGCCTCCAGACGCAAGATACTTGAATATGTTTGGGATTCTGGTCCCAGCGGGGACAATAGTTCCTGCTGCAGTTACCGGGTCGAACACCTCATAGGGGAACGCCGTAAGAGAGAAGGCTTTCAGAGCAGGGTGCTCCCGTGACATGACTCCTTTCTTTGGCAGTGCAAGCCGGACATCAGGAGAAACTTTTGGAGAGGATAAGAAGTCCTTGATGTTCGCTGCCATCGGGATGAGCGGTTCTAACGGGTTCTGTTCTCCCACTGGCATAAACCCCATCTTCAGATACGATGCAACCGTGTCTTTAAACGGTATTGCTTTCAGTTCAATATGGGTAAGTAGGTCCCCAACCGGCCCTTTCAGCGCCTTTGCAAGAGCCATGCCGATAAGAGTTGGTCCAAGCCCTTTCCCTCGCTCAAGTGCAGCGAGTTCGCCAACATACATGTTCCATCCGGACCCGCGGTCAGCAACACGTATCGGGAGAACGCTGTCGGTTAATGTTGGACGGTTGAACGATCCGATTGCCCCTGCGATGTTACTGGAGGTGTCGTAGGCAATCACCTTGTCCATTGGTTGCAGGAGCAGGTCTTTCGCAAGTGAGACAGATCGGTCAGCCACGAGGGAGTTGAGGTATGTGTATTCAGTCTTGTACTTCTTTCCGAGCGATGCGGCTTTCAATGCAGCGTCTGCTTCATAGGCGAATTCAAACGTCCCTCCTGCGAGTTTTCTCGGGAAAAGCGAAGAGATGACATCAGACTGCCCTAGATCGTAGACCATGGCGTCAAATTGCTCGCGGTGATGTGAAATCCAGTCTTTTGAAAGCCCTTTTGTTAAGTATTTTAATTCAAGCCCTGATACCAGATCCGCCTTGATGGTCCTTGTTTTATAAAACGCATCGCGGACACCATCATATAAGTTTTCTTCTACGGTTTCGAGTGATCGAATGTCTGCGACCATCCCTTGCCCGCGAGACGAAATCAATTCAGCCTCGTGTGCGCTAATATACCCAAGACGCCCTTTCAACCGGTCTGTTATTTTGACCTTAAATAAAAGTTCGTGGAATTCGCGAGATATTTGGGGCAACAGAGACAGGTATTGATATGATGGATCTATGCCTTGTATCACAGCGTCCCCTATTGTATACCTATTCTTTGTGACGCTATACGTCATTCCCGGTGCCCTAAATAGTGTCGCCCCTTTTAATGCATCTACCAACCCCCCAGACGTTTTAGAGATGTGTTTATCGAACGCATCTATTTCTTTTATGAAGTCCGGGTTCGTTTGCCTACTTGTGCGATACGCCCCCCGCCCGCGTAAAAACGTGCGTAATTGCAGACTTGGTTTATAATCCTCACTTGTTTTGTAGTCACCATACGGAGTGACGCCTTGGATCTCCTCTAGTGATTCTCCAACCGCTTTTGTGAATTGTTGGCCTATTGAGAATAGGGGGGCATTTAATGGCGCAAACTTATCATAAATCTCAGAACTCCATCTCAAAAACTTCTCTGAATCAACCTTGTATAAATGATCTCCGTAATCTAACGGGTGATCCACATAGTTGAAAAATGGAATTTTCAAAGCCTTGGAATATAATGACGGGGTTGACTTTTTGCTTATGGCATTACCAAGATCCCGCCACCCACTAGAGATAAACGCTTCATACGCCTCTATTGCTGCGTCTTCATTAGATCCAATAAGAAGATCATCAACTGTTCCACCAGCAAGCCGCCGAGGATTAATTATCCACTCTCCGGGAGTGAGTTTGCCGAGGACCGAATCCTGATCCCCAGATCCCGGAACAATGCCTCCTTTGTTAAACCCGAGCAGCCGATCAATGATAGGTTTCCGAACACCGCCTTCAAGGTTCAGATACTTCTGCCAGTTGAGATCGCTCTGCTCACCAAGCACTTCTCCAAGGATCGGTGCAAGTTCATGGTTCAGGGCATCTCCGATGATTTCTGCTATGGCTTTCTGCGGTGCTTCATCTTCAGCACTTTTCGGAACAGACCTGATGTCCTGAATGTATTTTTGCCGGACTAATCCGTTCTTGATCTCCAGCAGCGTTGTGTTGATTGTATCTAATTTTCCAGCGATACTGCTGACACCAGAGGTAGACTTTGCGCCGAACGACTCTTCGATCTGTTTCCCTATGGTCTTGAGTTTGCCACCGATGTTCTTCTGGATCTCTGCGGTGATGACATAGACCATCTCTTGTGATGCCAGTCTGACCCCATCAAGCATATCGGTGATCGACTGCTCAATGCCTGACATCCACATTGACTGCATTCCGATGAACTGATCGTATGCATCATCAAGGACTTTGATACGTTCGCGTGCAGACTTGACGTAATCGGCTTCAGACTCGGTTGGCACCCGGCTTGCTCCACCAGATGCTCTGTGTTTAGATGGGCGTTTGTCTGGTTTTGATCTCGGGGTCGTTGTCGCTTCTCCCGTCTCGCCGGTTGCAGCCTTCTGTTTCTTTCTGAACTCTGCGACCTCTTCTGCCGTAAGTTGCTGTTTGCCCCCAATACCCTCCTGCTTTAATGCCGCTTTCTCGTTCTCAAGATCCTGCTGGGCTTTCTTCCAGAGGAACAATTTCTTCTGGTAATCTTCTTCTGCTGCATCGGCGAGCGATTGAGACACTGTAGTGTCCCCTGCGTCCATAGCATCGAAGAGAGCAGCTGCTTTCTTGTCAGCATCTTCCATCTCCTTCTGCAGCCGGGCAACGTCTGCTTCAAGTTTCTTTATGGTTGCAGTGTGAAGAGACTGGGATTCAACAGCAGGAACGCCAGCAGCCTGTTTCTCTTTGACTGCTGCAACAACCTCTTCCTGAGTTACCTGCTTGACTTCCTGCTTGACTTCCACCGTCACTTTCTGTTCAGGAGGTTTTCCGACCTCGACAACCTTGATCTTTGCCCGTTCTTTATGAAGAGCCTGCATCTCCTGAATCAACTTGTTCATCAGGGCTTTGTCGTCATCGGTGAGAGAATCGTTGCCGATCATCTCATGGATATGTTCCTGAATCTGGCCGAGTATTGCAGAACTTCCTTGCGACTTGGTTGCCTTGACGATCTTCAGAACCTTCTCAAAGAAGGCGTTATACATCTGGGCGTAATCAACGGCATAATAGTCCTGCCCCTTTCCATACTGGACTTTCACCAGCCCGGCAGACAGGGCTTTTGTCACCTTGCCTTTCCGAGATGACAGCAGGCGTTCTAGGCGGAGCAGTTCTCCATCATAATCCTTCTCAAAATTAGAGAGAGATCCTTCTATCTCAAGCAGGGCGTTGTTGAGAAACCCTTTTATCTGGTTCTCGCCAAGCCCGGAGAGTCCTTTTTCAACAAGTTGCCCGAGTTTCTTTGCACGGCTGGAGATCTGGTTGCTTGCAGTGGTCTTACCTATAGTACTCCGTGCCGTTACGTCTATCTCTGATGCGTTGTCTGTCATAAGGATCTCTCTTGTGCCCAACGTTCTCGGGCTGCAGGCAGGGCATGTTCAAAGAACAACCGGTCCATATCAGTCAGCCGACCTAACCACGACGGGGGCCATCCAAGCAACCGGCACAGTTCGATGTCGTACTGACCTTCAGGCGCCTTTGCGAAAGTTTGCAGTCTGCTTCTCTTTGTTGCCGACCAGCGTATACATCATCTCGAGCACTTCAAAGGCAATACCGTCTTCAGTGTCAATCAGTTCCCATGTCTTTGGAACGTTCCATGGAGACTCTTTGCACATGCCGGCAAGCACTTCATACGTGCTCATCTCCAGCGGTTCGAGACTGTCGCCCTGATTCTGCATCTTTTCCATTACCCGTCGCAGCGGTTTTGGAATGGTCGGCCGGATCTTGATCGGGATCTCGTAGACGGTGAGCGTGAGAAACTGGTTCTCTACGTTGTGCAAAAGTTGGCGCACTTCGTCAAAAGAGGTTTGCTCTGCATCTACGTAAGTGGACAGTTCGTCCTGAAGTCTGGCGTATCTCTCCTCGTTTGTTTCTGCCATGATTATTCTTTATCCTTAAAAAGATAAGAATTGTGTGGGCCTTATGATCCCGACATCTCGACCATACGGCCAGTGCCTGACATCTCACGGGTAATGAACTCGTTCTGGTTCATGTTGATAGGCACACCATCAAACACAATGTCGGTGACGGTATAGGTCTGGGTCTGCTGGGTTTCTCCTGCAGATGCCGGGAGAGACTTGAACGATGCAGTTAGTGAGAACATCGGAGGGACGTTCTTTGTGGCTGACGTAAAGTCTGAACCCACCACCTGATTGAAGATGGTATCAGCAGCAGCATCCCATTTTGCATACTTGACGGTAACGTTGACCTTCAGACTGTGACGGGCAACGGCTGCACGTCGAAGATCTTCCATACCGTAGAGTTCAACCATCTCATACTTTGGTTCCACTGTGATGCCCTGAAGTGCGGCAATCGTCAGTGAATTGTTATCTTTGTCCTTAAAATCAAGGGACGCATTGTTTGCGAACCACGCTACTGCAACCAATTTTTTTCACCTTATCGGATTATGTGAGCCGGGGAGATAAAAATATGAGCCGGATTTCTCCGGTTAGAACAGGCTCTTGAACGTGCAGCGAAGAATGAAGAAGTGAACGACCGCGTCTACTGCAACCCAGTATCCAACATCCAAATCGGCTTCAGTCAGCCCTGCGAACGGGCCTATCACGGTGTAGTCATGCTGCCTTAATATGTCATACGCAGTATACCCATACCGGCGAACCGCCCTGATCGAGTCTGTGGCAACGTCAGGCATCTCGTAGTAAGCGACAATGGTGATAGGGTATTCGTGCATGACAGATTCGGTGTCAGCATAGTTGACCATGTGGTCCCCGCCTTCCATTGTCGGTATAACGTATGCCCATGGTAACATATGGTTGGCTGCAGGAACAGCCGGCTCTTCGTCCTTCTCCAGAACGCCTAGCAACCCTCCGAGTGTGGCAGCGTTCGTCTCCAGTAAGGAGATTACCTCGTCTACAACTTTATCAATTTTGTCTGCAGTGTCCCACGCCATTCTCTCTCCCGTATTGCCATTGCTTTTCTTACACCGATCTCTGTTCCACGATCTTGGGATGCATTCATCATTGCTTGGAACCGTGCGGGATTAATACCTTTCACTGACCGGGTAACGACCCAACGATGAATGAACGAGTAATAGAACTTGAGGGCTTTCTGTTTGGTCGGTGTGATCGGAGCCCCCCGTGGGCCGTAGATACCCGTCCCTTCTGCCAGCCAGCGGGCATACGGCAGAGCGTTGTAGATCCGAAGCCCGTATCCTCGTTTCTTTTTCTTCCACGACTTGTCGAGATGAGTGAGTTTCTCACCTTTGAACGATCTCCATTTCCTGTTGTAAGGGGAGTTCCGGTCAAGTTCTTTGAGGATGCTGTTGGTGATCTGTTCGATGAACACGTTCTCTGTCTTGATCAGTTCTTTGTCAAGTAACGGTGCCTGTGCTTCAGCAAGAACTCTAACGATGATCTTCAAAACATCTCGCCGCCTTTCAGGAAGAACAGGATGACAAAGATGACGACGGCAACCAGCACGGAGTTCATAAAGTTGAACAGCCGGTCGGTCCACACCGACGCTCCTCCACGCGAATGCTCGCTTTTCTCAAGGATCTTTACCCGGTCTTCGATGTCTTTCCATTTGTCTGGGAACCTGCAGTTGTGTTTGACATCTTCAAGGTCGGCAGCATGAGATGCAATAATCTGCATCTGTTCCCGATGCACTTGGTCCTGTTCATGCATGTGTTCCTCGAACCGGGCGTTCAGTTGTTTGAAGCAGGCAGTCATCGAGGCCATGTCCCGATTCAGCTCAGCAACACCGATCCGGATTTCAGTCATGATCTCCTGACTGGTGCATTTGTGAGTCGCGTTCTTCAGGATATCTGCGAATTCGTCGATGTTTGTGATTTCGATTGATTTCGGGTTATCTAAATCCGCCGCTGCCAAACTGATACCTCCTATACCGTGTGAGCATCATCTCGAGTTCGGGGGTGAAAACCTTCCGATCAACCTCCAGATCAAACATCTGTGAGTAGTCGCGAACACCAGTGTTCCTGATGGTCTGTGCTTCCTGAAACTTCTTCTTGACGTTGAGGAGGTTTCCTGCAAGTCGTTTGGCAATAATTCTGATCTGTTCAAGGTCTTCTGACCCTTCTTCAAACCCTGCCCAGTATTCAATCTTGACGTTCTTGTATCCTTCAAGCGGGACGTTGGTATGGAACCGGACAACTCCAAGCCCCTCGTCTTCAAAATACGTAAAGTCCCCGCCAGTGGTTGCACATCGGATCTGTCGCTTCACCCATGATGGCGACGCGGTTTCCATAGCAGTGTCGGTGTATACTACCGGATCGCCGGTTGCGGATTCCCGCAGGAAAAACAGCCGGTCAGTCTCGGCATACAGATCGCTGTCATACTCAAGGCCGTTCTGCCCTCTGCCATCATGATACTCTGTGACCAGATGAGAGCCGAAGGTGGGGACTCCACACCAGCGGTGCATCCACCCGGCAATTCCTCTATCGAGTTCTTCCACGAAAGATTCCCAGACGGTAGCCGTCATGGTCTTCCCTGCGTCTTTCATGTCGGTAGAGGCGAATCCGGTAAACGCCTCCAGACTCTCACGGTCGAAATATATCATGCTGTGGTTACGGCTTTCCAGCCAGTAGATTTCTTAAAGTACAGTATCTCGTTCCCTGGATCTGACGCAATGCTCCCTACAGGTGCGTTGCTGTCGAGGTCTGCATAGGTGTCTCCAGACCGGACTGTCATGATCCAGATGCCTCCCACTTTCAGATACGTGGAGTTGTAAGGTGCTGGCATCTCCAGTCACCTCACGTTACACTCGGTATTGATCCGGGTGTAGATGGAGCTTTGGTAAAGTCCGGGCCTCTTGGGTCAGGGGGCATTGCTACCCATGTGAACTCAACGTCAGAGGTCTGGTTGTCTCCAAGGTTGAACGAGTTCATGATATACAGAGTAGATGTGCTGGCATGAGAGGTCGGAGTAGAGCCGAGAGCCCCACGAACAATGCCAGTCAGAGTCCCGGTAGTTGCTGCTGACCCGGAGTCTGCGCCGACAAAGATAATCTCGTTGTCCCACCGGCAGTAATACCCGCCAGACTTCCGTGCTCCTGCAACCCCTCCAGTATATGCAATGGAAGTCGCAGTAGGCGCGATGGTCGCAGACTCTCCTGCGGTCAGGGTGTTCCGGGTGATTGTTGCTGCAGCACCGGTGTTGAGTCGGGCACAGATTACCTGAACCCCGGCGTCGTCAAACACCACGTCGTCGTTCTGTGCAGCACATGCAACGTTCGCGGTTTTGAACTGCACTCCCACAAGCGGGAATCCGTATTTAGTAACGACTGTCATTCATATCACCTCGTAATCCCGAACACTCCCCCATGGAGAGAGTCGTTTGTAGTAATTGCAGTCTTGTCAATCAGAGTCTCTGCGGCAGATATCACGAACTTGTCAGACGTGTTGAAGTTTGCAAGTTCTTCGTAGGTATCCTGCCAGAGAGTTCTTCGTGACATCAGCCGGGTGTCAATCAGGAAGATGTTCCCGTATGCCCCGGTTGCCATCGGAAGGAATGCGTGCGGGACAAGAGACAGCCCGCCTTCGTTGGGGAACACCAGATCGAGTTTCTGAACTCCCGGTACAAGAGTCTTGACTGGTTCGCCAACATATCTGATGAAGTCGGTCATCCCCCGTCTAATGAGTCCGAAGGTTGGGAAATCACAGATGGCGAGGTTGGGCTGAATGCCGTAAAGCACCAGTTGGTTGTAGGTCTGGTCAAGGGATTCGCTCAGCTTCTGGAACGTGTTGCAGTTTGAAGTGCTGACATCAACATACATCTTTGCGCCGATGGTGCCAGTTCCAACGTTGTTGGTGATAAGCTGGTATGTTCCGGAATACTCGAGGGCTGTTGGTGCAACGAACTCGTTTGTGGTAGACTTGATGTTCCGAGTGACACCCAGCATTGCACGTTCACGGAGTGCTCTGATCGCATCCTGTGCCATGTCAACGCGGATTGCTTTCAGGTCACGGGCAGGAACCTGTGTCAGTCCTGCGAACTTGCTGGCTTTGGTGAGTCGTCCAACCGCATAGAGATACTTGATACTGTCCATCCGGTTGTAAGACTTCATGTCGGACTCGACCAGAGTCGGGTCTTCTTCGCCGAAAGAGGCACTACCCATGTCTCCATATGGACCGACGGCATCCCAGAGTGCATACTTACCCTTGTTGGCTTCAACAGGGATCATTGCCTGATACGGGTATGGCCGCTTGTAGAGGTATGTGACCTGTTCGTCGGCGATGACATGCATCATGTTGCTGGCGGTAGTTTCTGCCTTACTCACGATCTTGTCAAGATACTGCCGGGTCTGTTTGTCCATCTGTTCCTTGTTGGCCTTGAGGACATGAGCGCACTCCTCTTTGGTCATATATGGATCAGTGTTCAGAACCGCTTTCTGAATGAGTTCATCAATACCTGGGGGCATCAGCGGCATAAACGCAATCGGGCCGTTGTTACCGCTCGCCTTTGCAAACCGTCTCTGCACATCTGCTTGGGCTTTTACTATGTTGACCGGGCTACCGTCAGGGATCCCCATCCAGTAAGTTTCTCCGATGATAGAAACGTCGTCTGCAGATATGTTGTGGAGACCGTTCAGCGACGTGAATCCTACGCTGGATACTTCTCTTACCATAGTATCAGGCTCCTATTGCCGCTGCGTTTGCCTCATATGGGTTATATTCTCCTTCAGATTCAGGGATATAAACCAGCGGGCCGCTCTTGCGGACAATGGTATTCTTCATCTCGTCAACCGCTTTCTTGAGTTCTGCAACATCGGTTGTCAGTCCATCAAACGCTTTCTTGACGTCGCCAACAGCCTCTTCGACCTTTGCCTTAACAATAGCATCAACGTCTTCGAGCGTGGCTTTCTTGATATCTTCTGTGATCGCTTCTTCCTTCACTTCTTCAGGTTTGTCAACCGCCGCCTTGACGACGACTGCAAGGTCGCCGATAGCCTTGGTGATTGTTCCAAGTGAAGCCTCAATAGTATCAAGCCGCTCTTCTGACGTGCCTTTTACAACATCGTCAAGAGGGGTTTCAACTATGGGGTCGTCTGTCTTCATGGGTTCCGGAACCATTGTGTCACCCTTTAAATATTCATTGCCCGGCCAAGATTTATAAATCAATCCAAGATTTTCAGCAAAAGGAGTATACTCATCTTCTGCGAGGTGGGATTTGGCAATCTCAAGATACGTGTCCTGATTTACTGCGTTTGTCCCTACAATCGAAATCGACCAGAGATCCAGCGACTTCGTGATGCATGGCCCTGACCGCTGGTTTGGAGACACGTGACACTGGCCCGCAGTCTGCTTCCTGCGCCCATAGATAGAAAACTTCGACAGCTCGCCTTTCTCAATCAGATCCCATACGTCGTCGGTGTCGTCAGTTTCAAAGATTTCTGCTTCAATATGAGTCTCCCCTGTAGACTTGACCACAGCTTCGATGGCTATGCCTACAGGGCGTTCGGTGTGTTGAAGGTGAAGAATAGGGTGTTTCATGAAGTTATGAAGCGCCTGCCGCATAGCAGAGGTCTCAATAACTTCGTTCTCTCGATCCGGTTTGGGGGAAGACACCATCCCCCGGATCCGCCTCCCGTTTCCAGTCGGTTTGAAATCAATCTGGAAGTGAAAAGGCACTGATTTTATTATTGTCTTTAGGTCGTTGGGGTTCTCCGAGGACATACCATTCTGTTGGGTCAAAGTGATCCTCCCACACTACCGGATAATAAGCGTCAGGGTTGGCTGCACAGACAAAGTGCCAGATCATGTGCCCGATCCTGCTTCGCCAATACGGTACTGTTGTGAATAATAAAAGGTTCATTTTAAGCCAATTAACGTATGCTTGTTTGTACCCGTCATCCACAACCCCGTCCATCTCGGCATCTTCTATTAGTTGGGCAATGACAATGGCGTTCAGATCCTGTGCCATGTCCATCATCTTGTTGTAGTCGTGATGAGACTCGTCAAACAGTTTGATGATATCCCCATCTACTTCAATGCCTTTGAAGAACTCCAACAGAGGACGGATTGCTTCGTCAAGTTCTTTCACATACCCATACGTTTTCGTGACGGTCTTCTTCCCTTCCGGAGTGTTGATGACAACTTCATACTCGCGGATCTCACGTTTATATTTCGCGGGTTCTTCGGTCATCCCATACCTCCACGAATCTTGTTCTGCACATATCCACGGCCTACAGGATACCAGTTCTTCGGTTCATAACTTGCGTCAATGACCCACTCATTCCGCCGTTCGATCAGAGCGTTATAGAACCAGTTCGTGCATTCTTCCACGAAGTCAGAAGAGTCATATCGTTTGATGAACTCTTTTATCAGAGCATCTATCCACGGTTTCGTTCTCATCCGCTGATCGTTCTCGTCCCACCACTTATGCAGTTTCCAGAAATATAGAACTCGGTCTTCCCGAGATTTGCACGCCTGCCATTTTGCAGGGTCGAGCATTGTTACAGACAACCATGCCCCCATCCGTTCACGATATGCAGAGTCCTGTTTCATCTTGACAAGGACATAGAATATCATCTTGAGATACACGCGGCGTTCAATGAACGACGGTTTGAACTCACCGTTCTCGATTTTATACTGGAGTTCGTCAGCAAGCGATTTGAGCAGGTCGTAGTTTGGAGGGTTGCCTTCACCGTCATCCTGCATCCACTCGCGACGAAACTCCATCTCTTCGAGTTTCTCAAGCGGGACTTCGTCGCCGTTGCGGATATGCTCAACAAGCACCCGCATGATTCCGGAATCTTTGATGTGGTATAACCAGCCCTCTTTGTTCGTCCATCGGTTCGGCAAATGCATGGGTATACGTGTGGGCCAGAAGAATAAAAAGAATGGGGTTCAGATCTCGACGTCGCCGGAACACCCGAAGAACCGTCTCCAGACGGTCTGGGCTCCCCGCTGAATGAAGATGATCAGAACAAGGTTGGTGGCAAAATAGGACGAAAGTGTCTCCAGTGTTATCTCTGCCCCCTGCACGGAGAAGTATACTCCGACAGCTCCGGCGTATGCAACCGTCACGCCGAGCACCGGCAGGCTGAACTTTACCGTCTCTTTCGTCGGATCAAAGTACTGAGTGACCCACCAGTAGAATCCAAACCATACTCCTGATAGAAGGGACAGAAGCAGAGGGTATAGTTGTTCGATTGACATTTGGAAAAGATGAGATACATGGGTATTTAACCCTGTGCCGGATTTACATTACGCCAACGTGTTCTGATATAATGTTATCAGGCGTGCTGTTGTTTGTAATGTTCTCCTGCAGCGACGTGTCGTTGAAGATGAACACATTGCTGAAACTGGTGAACGCAAACTCTGGTCTTACTATTGCTCCGCCGGTAATGTTGGTTCCAACACCAGCATGATCAGTACCGGTTGTCCGGTATCGGTATGTTGATCCCATCGTCTGCCGCATTGCATCAACAGAATACTTGACGTCTCTGAACAGGCTGCCTGCACCCGCCCACTGAACCTGCTGCCCCATATCAAGGTCAAGCCCGTTCGCGGTCTTCGCGGTCTCCATCTCAGTTATTGGGAGAACGCCGTAATGAGACACAAGAACGCTTTGATGCGGGTCAGACCCTTCTATGTTAAGCGACTCTGAAAACACCCCTCCATTATCGAACCGGGAATATCCGGTCTGGTTGTAGAAGTTCCCTGCTTCTGCATCCTGATACTCCTTGGTCTGATACTGGAACTCGCCCGGGGCGGTAAGTAAAACACTCCCTGCGTTCCCGCCAACAGTAGTGTTATCAATCGACGACCCCCAGTTGATATCCGCCGATCTGATTATTGCCCCTACACCCTGCGCAGAAAAGGTGCTTGATACTGTCGCTCCAAGGACAGGGGTAAGAATAAGGAGAGACGTGAGTATTATTGCCCAGACTACCTTCATCGTTTCCCCGTGAATACACACCGGATCTCTGTCGCTTTAGACATGAACCATGCCTTGAACCCAGTTGGTTTCCGTTTCCCTTTTTCTTCTGCATCAAGCGGTTTCTCAAACACGCTGTCGTCAAACGGTGACATGCTGCTCCATTGGTTTTTAAAATCTATTACTCTTTGTGCTAGGCTCTTGGGAGGAACTTGTGAAATATCAGGTTCCTACGGATGATTTGCTTACCCGTGTCGCCTGTGCCCATCCAAGAATATTTTCACCCTCGTCGTAATTCGCGTTTAAATACGCTTGAATCGCTGCCTCTGACTCATAGACTGCCGGTAACACCCAGTTGATCCGGACAGACTCATACTGCCATTCAGTATACTCGTTGCCCATGTCGTCAGTCTTTGTTACACTGGCAATGTCCCAGTTGACTAAAATGTCCAGTTTGCCGCGTTTCAGTGTCCCGAAATCAGGGGTTATGGTTTGTGGTTCGATGTTGCTCACGGTCATAATATGGCCTCCAACCGCCCGCCAACATCCGCACGGACATACGCGGGCCCATTATACGCACTACGGAAACCGACCCCCGCCTTCGCGCCATCCCTCCAATTACCACCGGCCAGCAGGACACCCGTCTGGCTGATGCCAGATTGATGACTGTAGAAGTAATCTGTTAGATACGTATTGCTCGCGCCGGATAATGCGCCCGGTACAAACATAGGTCCCAGTATGTTTCCTGAATCTCTCGCAAGTGCCGATACGTATCCGTGGCAATAGTCCCCCTGGTCAGTTCCGCTGATGTTATCCACTCCGTTCAGTGGGATCGGGCTGGTGATCGACTCATATGATCCTGACGCCATGACATCTGCAATCGTTCCGGTTCCATCACGGTTGAGGATTCTGTGAGATGTATCAGTTGTATTGTAACCGGGAATAAACTGCCAAACATTGCCCCATAGGTTTTCTATCCCTCTCCATGATACTGCCTGCACGTCTGTCGTTCCAACACTAGTACCGTTTGGTCGCTCAAATGCAGCAGCAGACCCAGATGCTAGCGGCCCTGTGTTTGCAGTATTTGTATATCCTGGGCCTACTTTGCTCTGCGAGTCAAACGAGGCATACTCGATATAAAACAACATTTGAAGCAAACAGAGCGTATGGAAATTCATCAACCCCCATCCGGCCCCGATATTGTTGCCCCTTGATTCGAATGTTGCCATTGTCTGATTTGCTAGAGGAGTAGAGCCGGATTTGCTCCCGAGTTTACTCGATCCTGCATCATGAGCGTCGTAGGATCCGACATAGATTTGTTCCGCTGGTGACGCAGAATGCCCTCGTTGATAGAACGCCGGATGGAGGGAAAACCCACTCGATGGTTCAGGTGAGACCAACCAATACCAGTCTCCATCATCGTAAATAAATTTGTCGTAAACTCTAGGCACTCGGGTCATAATGTAATCGTTTGTCAAAGTCAGCCCGTCGCCGCGTGCATTTGTACCGAACGTTGGCACACCAGCGGCAGAGAGTTGACACCGCCACATCTGGCCCCAAATCGCATGGGAATCGAAAAATTTACTCCACCCGCCCAGATAAGGGGACGAAATCTCCTGTAGATCTTCATCTATTCGGGTAAGCGTGGGAGAATTGCTGGCAGAATTCCATTTCACGCCAATTATATCATTTATTCTCGGGACGCCTTTGAGGAAGTGGGAACGGGGTATTTTCCGATGTGCTGCAGCGGATTTGTCATAAATGGGTATAAAATCGTCTTCTGCGATGGTTGTTTCAGCAATCAGATCGTTCGTCGCTTGCTGTGATCCGATTGTACCTCGGACGGTTGCTGCGTCTGCATCGTCAAGTATGGTCCGGGCAAATGCGGTTAAATCGGTTACTCCTGCCTGATCCTCTCCGGTAAAATATGGGAGTTTGTTTGCGTCACTTGTCACCCCTGCCAGAGCGGTGAGAGTCGCGTCTAATGGCTGTTTTGACGCAAACTCAATCCCCGACTTATCAGACTTTAACGCAAGCACTTGACCACCCGTTGCATCGTCAATACTCGGTAATGCCTGTCCATTCCATTTCTCAATTGACCCACCACTGGTCAGAGTATACACGGGTGTTGCTGCGTTGTTGGTGCAGTTAGTGA